TCTTCAGGTGCTGAAGGAGCCTCATAAGTTTTTTCAAGTTTTTCTTGAACAGTCAGACTCCAAGTGCCATACCCAGACTTGTACTGCAACATGCGCTTGACTGCAGTGGGGTAAGAAACATTGAAATGTGTTGCGGCAGAACGAATTTGATCTGCCGTGATGTCACTACCATAAGTTTCAGAAAGATAAGAAACGATTTGGTCTGTAGTAAGTTCGGACTTCATCGGTGCCTTGTGTTGATGTAGTTATTATATACTAAAAAACCCCCCGTGAGGGAGGTCAGTGTGCAGTTCTAGAACTGGATCTCTAGTTTGTTTGACGATGGATCTGACTTGTAAGAAGTGACACCCATTGCTTTTAGTTCAGCAACAAAATTAATATCAGCAGCATACGGAGAAACAGTTGCTTGCTCCACTACTGGTTCCACAACTTGCTCCACTACTGGTTCTACTTCTGGCACATCACCTACAGAAGATTCTGTTTTAAAAAGCATGGGAAGTTTTGCTCTGTACTTGTTAAATACTTTGTCATCTTTATGGGAACAGAACCAATCAGAAATGTTATCCTGAATGCGCTTTTTAACTACACCTTGTTCTAGAGAATACATTTTGGTAATGCTCAAAAGGTAACCACCGTAGTCTCTCTGGACTAAATCAGTAACACCCATCAGTTTTACTGACTCATCATTTCTTCTCACTTGAGAATCCAAAGCTTCGGTAACAATTCTCATGTAGGTCTGCTTTTTTTTCTTTGTAGTTGAAAAGTCTTTGTTTGTTTCTTTGAGGATGTTAGAGATTGTGTTGCTCATTTTGAGGATGTCCGTGATTGGTATAATTATACAGTATATAGTCCGTAAAGTCAAGAAACGTGTTTAATGAACGAACTAAGGATTTTTTTGCTGGATTTTTTCTTGTTCAGCATCTTGTTCAATGCTGACTTAACTGCGACTTTAGATGCTCCAGGCGTGACATCCATTACGTTTTCATCGATCTCAATAGTTTTACATGAAATTACATAGAGGGAACTGAAGGCAATGGGGTCTGGGAGTATAGCGGATTTTTCTTTCTTCCATTGTTTTTGAACAAGATCAAACTTACCACCGCTACAGTAACTGTTATAGAAATTAGAAAGTCCACCAGATCCTATGTAACGAAACCCAAGGACATTGCAACCAGGGTTACGATCTTTGAGATTCTGAATAAGAACATTAGTATACTCCTGGTTCTTTTTGTAAACCATACCTGTAGTGGTGTCACGTAAGATCACATTATAACTATCGATACGTTTTGAACGAATCGTCTCAGTATCGTATGCCGTTTGATACATGCGAGCACCATAGGATGACATACATGCTTCACCATCAGTAAGGACGCAAAGATTTACCTTTTGGCATCCAGTCTGTTTTTTGAATTTAGAAACAACTGATGACATCACTACAATAGCTTCATTCAAAGGTGTTCCTGATAGTCCCATTCCAGGTGTGGGATTGTACGCACAGTAATAAAGCATGCCATACACTTCTCTAAAAATATTCTTACATTGAATATCATATTGTTTAGTGGAAGAACGAGACGAAATAATATTCATCAGTCTGAAGTAATCTTTGCTGACCGTCATAGTTCCTTCAGTAGGTTTCTCGTAGTCCACTGAATAGTTAACACAATTTATAGCACGTTCTGCTACGATCCATTCATTAGTAAAAGCATATACCTCAAATGGAATGCCAACTTTTTTACAGAAATTAGTAAGAAGAATTAGTTGCTTGATAGTAGCCAGCATTTCATGTGCCATAGACCCTGACCAATCAAGCAAGAAAAGCATACCATGATTCTTTCCCTCAGGTATGATAGTTACTTTCTTGAATAGATCTTCATTGTACATGTATGTGTGAAGGCGATCTGTTGCTAACACACCAGTGCGTGAGGTTTGTGCTCTGGCGTAAGAGTCTGCTGCTTTTTTACATTCAAATTCCTTTACCAAATAACTTACTTCTTTGGTAATAGAATTTTTAAATTCACGATACAAATTGTCTACATGGTCATAGTAGGTATCTGAATCTTCATCTTTATCAGCATTGGAAGCAATCCAATCGTGAATTACATTCCAATCAACAATATAGTTGGAAGGATCAACACGTGGAATATTAACATATACACTGGAACTAGAATAACCTTCGCTATTCAAGTCTGCAGTTGAGTCATCAAAGTTTTGTTGAGTATCTGAAGTATTGATGTCACCACCAGATGGGGAAGCATCATTCTCACTTTCTCTACGCTCTGCTTCTTCCAACATTTCTTCATGAGTCATCTTATCAGAACCTGTTTCATCACTCTTCATTTCTGATGTTGTTCCACCACCATCTCCACCAGACTGAGGAACATTTGCAAGACTCTCAAGTTCTTTCTGCTGTTCTTTAGCAAGTGCCCAAAGTTTTTCTGCTACAGCAACTGCTTGCTCAAACGTTTCAGTATCTTCAGTTTCGTCTACTAATACTTTTTCTTCTGGAGTAAATTCAATATCAATTGAATTGAAACCAATTTTAAAGTAGAGGTTAACACGATCAATTAATTTAAATGTATTGAGGTCTTCTCCATCAATTCCAAAGAAGTCGCTGTCATGTAGTTCGGCATATCCATTGTAAAAAGATTTACGTAATCCAGGATATCTACGCTTCATAAGTTTTTCAATACGTGCATCCTCAGTTACGTTTACATAATCTTTAGGGCAATCAAAACCTTTCCATACAGGAGTGTACAGAGCATGTCCAACTTCATGACCAACTAACAAGTCATACACTGTGCTGGATGCTTTGTCCCATTTAGGTAGTGTAAGGACACGACCATCAACATCAAAACTAGCAGTACTGACCTTGCGATGCTCTACAAGCAGGTTCTCAGTAGCAAGCAGTTTAGCAAGGTTGCCTTTGATTTCTTGATTTTGCATGGTGGCGTCCTGTCGATGAACATAGTATACACACAAAAAAAGGGACCGTTAGGTCCCTTAGTCCAGTTCCGAAACTGTCTCTCGGATCACAGAGAAGTTCTTGACTTTCTCTACGTTGAGTGTTCTTTCGTACTTGTCGTTCATACTTTCTTTATGGGAAATAACAAAGACTCTATTTGTATCATCAAAGTTTCGCAAGATCCATCCAAGATCAGATGATCCTGTTTGGTCAAGTGATCCATCAAAAATTTCATCCAGTATTAAAAGATTAGTATCAACACTGTTCTTCAATTTTGCAACTGATCTCCAAGTCAATAGAAGTGCGATATCAATTCTTGCTTTCTCACCTTCGCTAAATGATGCATAACAAAATTGATCTCTAAATCTAGACTTGATAGTTTCCTCAAAGTTTTCATCGAGAGTAAAGTTTACATAAAAGTCCATGCCTTGAAGATACTGATTAATCAGTTTATTCATTACAGGCAAATACTTTTTAATGATTCTACTCTTGATGCCATTATCTTTTAGGAGTTGAGAAGCAACACTAAGTGTGTCTTTATCTTTTTTAGATTCAGATAAGTTAGATGAAAGTTCTTTCTTCTCATTTACCTGCGACTGCAACTTAGAGTATGCTTCTTTCTTGTCCCCGCCACCAGACTCTAGTTCTTTGATCTCTCGCTCAACTTCACTAATTGATTTGTGAATTTGATTAATTGAAAAATTAAATTGAGAGATCTTATTATTGTTATTGGTAATTTGTGTAGAAGATTCATTCCATTTATTGAAACGAACTTCCTCCTCACCAATAGCAGCAAGGATTTCATTATATCCTAGAGTCAACTCATCTAGTTTATTCTTTCCAGATGAGATCTTATCTTCACGAAATTGCTCAGAAAGTTCTTGAGTACATGTAGGACATACATGATTGTCTTCAAAAAATTTATGTTCTTTTTTACATGTACTTAATTTAGAACTCAACTTAATAAGATAAGTGTTAAGTTGTTTAAGTTTTCCTGAAGATTTTGAAAACTTTTCTATATCTTTGTTAAGTTCTTCATTTAAAAGATTAAACTGTTCAATTGAAAGATGACTTTTATTTTCATCTTCCAAAAGATCTTGAATCTTTTCTTGTTTCTTTACAATGTCTGCCTTGTTTTTATTATCAAGGTCAAGAAGATAAGACTTTTGGATCTCAATCTTTTCTTTTAGAATGTCTAATTGGTAATCAAATTCTCTAAGTTCATTATTGTTCTCACGAATTTTATCCTTTAGTAGGACATTCATTGTAGAGAAGATTTGGATATCCAAAATATCTTCAATAATTTCACGGCGTTGAACAACAGGTAAACGCATGAATGGAACGAACGTTGATGAACCTAATACAACAATTTGAGTGAATGATTTATAGTTCATCTTAAGCACGTTCTGCTCAAGGTTTTTTTGTTGATCTACTACTGTGCTCTCTTGATTCCATACTTGATCATTGCAATAGATTTCAAAGATGTTTGGTTTGATACCTCGCACTACTTTAAAATTATTTCTACCGATACTAAATTCAATCTCAGTTAAACAATCTTTTTCGTTAATGCTATTGACTAGCATCGGTTTATTAATCTTTCGGAATGGTTTTCCAAACAAAGAAAATGTTAGGGCATCCAAGATAGTAGACTTTCCTGCTCCATTTTCACCTACAATTAAATTTGTCTTGTTAGAGGCAATATCAACTTCGGTGAAATTGTTCCCCGTAGAGAGGAAATTCTTCCATCGAATCTTTTTAAAGATGATCATAGAACTACATTATCTGGCGGTATGAGCAGGTCGTCTGGGGTTATTATAGCATACTTTTGCTCTCTGTCAGTGCATGCATCAACAAATATATTTTTTTCTATCTCCACAATGTTGAGAGGAACATCAGATTCAGTTTGATCTGCGAGCATATAGAAATATCTTCTTGCGTCATCTTCTTGCTCGAAGACAGGAATGATTTGCTCACCTGCTTCATCAAGCAATGAGAATACTCCTGTCGAATCTACCTGAAGTGTCAGAATATACATTAGGAAACTTCGCAGCTTTCAATATATAGAGATTTCATAAGGTTCTTCAAGTCTGATTTGTTTACGGTCATTTCCACCTCATCAATATATTCCGCAAGCAAAGTCATAGTATCTTTGACTTCTAAGTTGTCATCAATTTCAGAAAGATCATCTTCAATTAATGTTTCCACAATTTTTAAATCATGAATACCAGAATCTTGTAGGCGATCAATTACCGTATCAAACATATGGTAATCTGTTTTTTCTTCGACAACTAATTTGATATATTTGTTTGAGTATTGACTGGTGTCAAATTTAGTGTAATCGTTTTTGATGTCGTTATAAAATATCTTATCAAATATTTCATATGGATTTTTAACCATACGACATTTGTTTGAACTAGGTTCGTATAGATGAAACCCACGAACATCTTTATAATCATTCCAGAACATCTGGTAGGGGTTACCTAGGTATGTGATATTACCCTTAGTTGATTTGTGATGAAAGTGTCCTGAAAATACTTGCTTAAACTTTTTAAAAATTTGAGGATCCATACCATGATCCATTTTCATTCCAGGGGTTACTTCAAACCCTGTGAGTTCAAGATGTCCCATGACGATCTTGGCATTTGTATTTTGTAGGTGGGATAAAGTTTCTGTTTGGTTTTCTCTATTGATCCAAGGGACAAAACATACTGGCGTACCCTCAATAGTAACAGTATCAATCTCAGAATAGATTTGTATATTATCATACTCATTCAACAAAAGTTCAGGTGAGTTAATCTTATTGGTATTCTTGTAGTATACACAATGATTACCAAGAATCATATGCACCTTAATGCCCATGTCTTGTAGACGATCAAAGTAATTTGACTTAACTCTACCCCAAGTATTGTAATCAATTGATTTGCGATTATCAAATGTATCGCCTAGATCAATAATTTCTTTAATTTTTTTCTTTTCTAGCGTGGGAAAGAATACATCATCATAAAATTTTTGAAAGTATTCCCAGAATGCTAGTGATCCTTTACGTCCATCTAGATGTTGATCAGTAATTAAAGCAACCGTCACAGTTTAACACCCATAGCAGCAGAGGTAACGAAGGTGTAATCATCAAGCGTACCGTCTTGCAAACACTTGAGATGCCATCTAGTCATGGTAATGATTCCTTCCTCGGTAGCTCCAGTAAGAAAGTTAGCACCAAGAGGTTCTTTCAATACACTGGTATAGAGACCGAACATAGTTTTCTTGACATAGAAAGCATCGTCGATCCAAACTACATCTTCAGGAATATTTTTTTCGATAGTAAAATTAGATCCTAGACTAGTCGCTAGCGTTGTCTTTTTCTTTTCCATTTTTATAAAATCCAAAAGGTCCCACTTTGTTGGTTGCTCGTTCTTTCATTACGGAACCTGATAGTGCTTCCATAACTTTCAATACATCTTCTGCCTTAGGTGCTGGACCCAAACGATCTACCACGTAATTATACTTGGCAAAGAATTCATCCGAGACTAGTTTGTAGTCTTCGACTGTAATTGGTTCTTTCATCGGTTCATTCTTGTCTCAATGTTTTCTTTGATACTACCCATGTCTGAGTAAGACATATTCATTCCTGCCATGTCACCATCATATTTTTCTGTATACATGACTTCTTGGTGACCAGATCTTTCTAGAATCTTACCTTTGATTTCTAGTTGCTTCTTCTCTTTCTGGATGCGTCTCAGGAAAGCATAGTAAATGATCTGAGTGAAGTAAGCAAATGGATTGGAACTTTTTTCTGGATCAAAATTATCAATATACTGCAGACAGTTTTCAATACCATCACAGATCATGTCCTCACGGAACATGTAGTTGACAAAATTTGGTTTATATGACAAGTGTGTAGCGATCTTCAGAAAACATTCGCCAATATAATTTGGTACTCTAGGTTTAGCAGTACCTTTTTCTTTGGCAATAAAAACTTTCTGACGATAATCTACAATCGCAGCAAGAAACTCTTTGTTGTTTACATAGTATTCTTTATTTTTGGTTCTTGTCATATTGATTGTATGTCCTTTGATTAGTATACACTATACGACTCTGTTTGTCAAGGCTTGACAAAACCTCAGAAACCCAGTACAATAACTCTGTAAGGGTTCAAAGGTTATAGTATCTATTAGCTTCTTTTAAATAAAGACTCTAGAGACTTCTTCATATCTTCTACTGAACCAACGTATCCGTTGTTCTTGAGTTTCCTTGGTTTGACTGAGATGTCATCTGATCCTAGATAGTCACCAGACTCAGTGTTACTAACATAAAAATCTTTAATACGTTCATCTACTTCAGTAAGTGTGATGATCTGCTCCATACGAATAATAAAGATATCTTCATATGTTGCTTTCATCCATTCTTTTAAAATGAACCCATCAACTTTCTTACCATATTTTTTAGAGATGTGACTTTCAACTAGTAAAGGTTTCTCGATCAGTAAAGAATCTTCTTCTCTAAGGTAACAAACCTTAGCGATAATTTCTTCACCTGACTTTAACTTTATTGTTGAGTAAAATTCTTCTTCCATTAGCGCAAATTAATTTTAATTTTTTCATATTTAAAGTTTTCTTCCTGATAGATCTTAACTCTCTCTGCGAGATGTCTTAATGTATAGTTAGATCTTGTATTGGATGAGATATCATCAGCGATATCATAAAGCGTAGCAATGTCTTTATCATCACCCTTTCTCAGTACACGTCCAATTGATTGGAGGTTACGAACACGTGATTTACTAGGTGAGGCAAAGATAATGTTGTGTAATCGTTTAATATTAATACCTGTACTAAACGTACCATATGAAGCAATAATTACAGCGTTGTGTTCTTGTTCTGCAATTCTCCTGACTTCCTCACGGTCATCTACATCAACTGAACCGTGAACGAAAAAGACCTTTCGGTTTTCTTCTACTGTATTATTTATCATTTCATACAATGGTTCCCCATGCTTTTCCACATAGTTAAAAAGAACTAGAGTATTACCATCAATATCACTAACTAGATTTTTGATGAGGTTGTTTCTTTTTTTACATGTAACAAGGTACTCCATTTCAGAATGGTAGTCTTCAAAATATTGATACTCATGTTTACAGATTAGAATTTTAATTCTAAAATTAGAAAGGTATCCTTTCTTGATTAGGTCATCTGTCTTGGTGACTTTCTCACACGCCCCGAAGAGACCTTCTAACACCCACTTGTGAGTCTTGCTACCATCTAATGTACCTGTGAACCCAAAGCGATACTTAGCGTTGTGTAACTTGGTCATGATGCCTGTCAGACTCTTTGACTTAAATAGATGTGCTTCATCACCGATAACACAGTCAATGTCATCGAAGTATCTTTTGGGAAATTTATAGATTGATTGCCAGGTAGAAATGACAACTGGTTTATCAGTATTCTTATCTTTGCCTGAATAAATGGTGTGACAATAATCTTCAGCGTTCCATCCATAGTCTTTAAAATCTTTTACCATCTGTTCTACTAGAGATGTAGTAGGAACAATCAATAGTATTTTTTTACCTGTCGCGACATAGTATCTAACAATACTATAGATCATTAATGATTTGCCTGAACCAGTAGGTGATAAGAATAAACCCCTATTGTCCTTCAGTGCCTTGTAGACCGTCATGTACTGGTAGTCTCTGGGTTTGTACTTACATATGGTCTTCATGTACGCTGCAACGCCTGCAGGGGACACTAGAGCATTTGATTCTTCTACATCACCATACCATTCATTTTTTTCAAATAAAATAGAGTACTTCCTTTCTGCTGCCCAAACTTTTAAATGCTTTATAAGACCGACATATAATTCTCCAGTGCCAGGAGAATACAAATGAATCATTCCATCCCAATATCTAAACCTCGGTTGACTTTTTAAAAACTTTGCTTCTGGTAATTCAAATGAGAAGTAATCCGACAACTCATGATGAACATGAGGTTCCGCAACGATAATGGCGTAAACCTCATTCTTCTTTTTAATAACAATGTCTGACATTAGTTTCCATTAATAAACTTTTCCCATTCAATTGCATTCTTTACATGAAAATTTCTTTGAGAAATCATCTTAAGAACATGTTCGAGGAAAAATAAGATTTGATCTATGTATCTAATTTTTGCTTCTACGTTAATGAGGTCATCATCTGATTCAATGTACACTCTCATTTTATCAGCAGTTTTTATATGACTCCCGAAAGGTTTCTCTGCATATGTTTTAGCATCTGCTTCACCACCATAGTACTCACGTTTCTCTCGGAGTAATTTGCGTGACTCAAATTCTAATGAAGTTTTGATTTGCGAAAGATCGCTGTAGTAATTTAAATATTTGTTATGTTGAAAAGGAATCTCCATAGAGATTTTTCCTAGATCAGTTACATACTGTTTGTTTTTAAACTCATGTTCTACGTAACTATCTTCTGCCCATTGTTCTTTAATTTTTTCAAATTTATGATGTAGTTTTTCAAAATTCATTTAAAGTTTTTGTCTCGGATAGTAAAGTTAGTATACTTAAAAATTACTTGTGCTGTGAAATAATCTTGATCAGTTTGCGTAGCATCAAATGTCATCCCAGTTAAGTTGACAGGCATCAATCTTTCAAAATCAATAATGTGATTGATGTTGAAGTTAGAAGTAGTGACATGAAGTTGTCCTGCCGAAAATTCTACTTCATCGCTAGAGTGACCTTCTGCTCCACCATTTTTTCTAATCCAATTATGAATGGATTTGTAATTAACCATCTCCTCATCAATAATAAATTGAAGGTTAAAATCTCCATAGGTTACTCCACCACCAGGTGTTACAGGAAAAGATCTAAACCTTGTAGGTACTTCTGTAACAGGCATATTAATCTCTGGGAGATTTATCGACTGACAGAAAAAATCCACCCCCTCAAACAATTCCAATTTAAGTTGGAATCCTAGAGGAGATAGATAGTTGCGGTTTACAGGTTGTTCTTTATACCAATTAGCAGGCATAGTATGTCAGCATCCCAAGCAATACTATTTATAGTACGTGGTCAGTCCATTCTTTGTAGCGGTTTTGTAAGAAGGTATCTGCTTTTTCAATGCTTTCTGTACTCAAGTGTACGTATGATTCTCCATACCCTTGACTAATTGCATGATCACAAAATTCATACACATGTGATTTAATACTTACTCCCTGACGAATCATACTACCCAAAATCATTTTGCGGTATTCAAATCTTTTGGGTGATAGTCTCCAGTCATTCTCAATCAAGTCATCAATAAAATCTAGATCTTTCATTGTCTGTATTCTTGTAAAATATCAAGTACCTTATTATAGGCATAATGAGCACCATCCTGCCACTGTCCAGTCTTGGACACATGCTGCTCGTTTTCGTAGAGTTCCGTCTTCAATTTATATAGTCTTGCCAGCATATCCGTTTTCAACATTGTGCTTCTAGGCATAGGTCATTTTCATCATACACCTATTTAATAAAAAAGGGACCCCTGTGAGAGGTCCCTGACAATTGTATGTTACAACTGGATCACATCAGGTTCGTTACCTGGACGCGACGGTAGTACATGTTGGCGTTGGCAGTGAGAGACTCACCGTCAGGGGTGCCGTTGTAGGTTCCGTTAGTTGTGACGAAAGGATTGCTGACCATGCCGTAACGTGTCTTGAAGCCAATCTTAGGCTGGAAGGTGTTAGGATCGATCGAGCGAACCATCTGGAGGGGTACATATGGGCAGTAGAATAGACCTGCGTCATAAGGTGAAGTACCTTTGTAACCCATGACATAGTAGTGCTTGTCGCTGAGGTTAGCAGCATAAGGATCAACATAGACCTTAATGCGACCATTGATAGTACCAACGCTAAGGTTGCCAGTATCATCGACTTCACCGATGGAAGGACCACCAGCACCAGAAAGACCAGAGGAGTAGTCAAGTACGCCTGCCATTGCTAGAGCACTTGCAACGTCTGCAGAACAGATGAGGAAGTTGCCTTTGCCACGACGAGTCTCTTGAGCAATTGCGTTAGCATCGCGCTCAATTTGGAACAGAAGACCCTTGAATTTCTCAACGGACCAACGACCATTGCTGTCAACGTCAAGGTCAAAGATACCAGCGTTAGCAACGTTGTTCTGAGCACCTTTCTTAGCGACGGTATATACGCGACGTACAACCTCACGGTTGATTTCTGCGAGAACTTCACTAGTCAGGATGTTAGCAAGTTCTTGCTCAGCATCAAGACCATGAATTGCCTTAAGGTCTTGTGCCAGTTCCAGGGTGTATTCTGCTTTCAAAGCTCTGGACTGTGCAGTCACAGAAGTCTTCTCAATGCTGAATGACATTTCGCGGAACAGACGACCAGATTCGCCCATGCGCTCCAGGTCTTCGCGAGGCATCTTGCTGCCTGTCTCGTAGGTTCCAGGTGAGGAATCGTTGAGAAGTGCAGGGTTGTTACCTTCAGAATCGCCACCGACGCCAGCGCCAGTTCTAGGGGTGTATGCGCCAGTTGTAGCGTCATAACCACCAGTGAATCCAGTGTCAGGCTCGTTGAACAATGCTTCTTCGCCAGCTTGGTTCTCGTAGCGTGAACGCATTGCGAAGATAAGTCCAGTAGGACCACTCATGGGTTGAACGCCACAGATGTCATATGCCATCAAGTTAGGCATTGCACGGCGAACAAGACTGATCAGTACAGGGTCGAAACCTGCAAGTCCAGCGGTGTTAGCAGATCCGAGAGCGGATCCAGCAGGAGAAACAGTACCAGCGCCAAGGCTGTTAACTGAAACTTCGTTAAGCATTCCACGCTCTTCGCGTAGGAAGCGTTCTTGGTTTTCCAGGAGGACGGAGGTCACTGCCTTCTTGTAACGATCAGCAATAGGACTTGCTGCTTCGTTATTGAGAACAGGTGACCACTTTTCCTGGAGATGTTCTGCGTTAAACATTGGGTCTCCGATTAAATGTTAGGAATTGTGGATAAAATTATTTAGTGAATCACTGATTCCAGCGGTTCATAGCGTTAATGTATTGCGCCATTGCAGGCGAAACATCATCTGCGCTACCTTCTACTGGGGTTTCATCAGCAACTTCTGCCTTGATTACAGACTCCTTAGTAAAGTAAGATTCCTTAATAGTTCTTACTTTCTTAGAGAATTCTTCATCAGTGGTGAAGTCTACACCTTCGGCAAGAGATGCCAACTTTTCTTTCTGAGTGTCAGCAAGACCTTCGGAAATTTCTTTCACGATGATTTTTCTTGCAGACTCATTAAGACGATTTTGAAGTTCAATATTGCGCTTAACCTGTTCGTCAAGACGCGCTTCCATCTTACAAAGATCTTCAGTTACACCTTCGAGAACGTCAACTTTCTCATCAGGGATATTAATATAGTGCTCCTCAAAGAGGTTCTTAAGACCAACGATGAAGTCTTCGGTGATCTCATTTTTGATACCGCGATCAACAGCAACTTGATTTTCCTCAAGCCACTTGGTGACAGCGTAGTTAATGGTGCCATTAACTTCTTCGGCAAGTTCTGCTTTAGAAGCTTCGACTTGCTCTGCTAGTTGTGCAGCATACTGCTCTTCCAGTTTTGCCCACTCTTCGGTGAGTTTGGAACGTACAGCAGCTTCAAAAATTGTTTTTGCTTTAGCAGCAAAATCTTCGGATAGGTCACTACCTTCTGTCAGTGCAGCAACGTCGGCACTCATATCGACTTCCTCAAATTTGGGAGCGATTGGGTACGTTACGTTACCACCTTCCTTGGTGCCATAAGCAATTTCCGCGCCAAACTTAGGTGCGGTTCCATTAGGAAGATCGGTGTTGCTAGCGCCACGATTAGGTTCGCCACTGACACCACTGCCGATAGGAGCTGCTGCCTTAGCACCAGGATTCTCCTCGCCATCCTCATCATGTTCATGAGGTGTGGTGGTTACACCATTGATTTCTGTAGGTGCAGTTTGACCAATAGCAATGCTAGGTTGCAGCGGCGCTGCATGACCTGAAGCACCTTCACCAGCAGCAGCGTTAGCATTTACTGCTGTTTGTGATTGACCTGAAGCAGCAGCGTCACCAGGAAGCACAGCCGCGGTCACAGTAGGCATAGGATCTTGTCCTGCCTCGGAGAGAACCGCAGCGTGCTCACTAGCAAACTCCTCAAACTTTTCGTTAAGCATATCTGACATTAGAGTTTCCTCGATGTTCGTTAATTATTCTATGTTTATTTATTAATTTAGTAAATTAGAGACCAGAGAGTAAACGCTCAAATGCTTTGAGAGTCTTTTCTTCTAGTTCGATTTTGGATGATGCGGTATCAATCGAATGCTTCATCTCAGCGATTGCTTTCTCTTTGAGGATACCGTTGTCCCAGACCCACTCCTTTCCTTCCATGATTCCATTAACGAATGCATCAGGTGCAGAAGGATCTGCTACAATGTCGGCAGCAGTTGCCAACATAAAATCATCCATAACATAAGAAGCACCTTCCTGTCGGTCGATACTTCCCATGCCTCTAGAAGAAACGCCAAGTTTGACGCCTTCCTCAAGAAGGTTTTTTGCGATAGCACCCATTGGTGTATCTAGGATTCTTGCTTTACCAATGAAATTAGTGCCTTCTGCTTTGAGAGACATAATACGATGAGACACCCTATCAAGATTGACAGTGGGACCATCAGGATGACCAAGTTCACCCAGAGCACGACCTGGTTGGACGTACTCCTCATTGTAACGACCTACTTCCTTCTCCAATACAGAGAAAGGGTAGATCCTACCATTGCGGTTTTTTATTTCGGATTGTAAAAAGACACCTTCGATGTAAAGGTGCTTCTTACCATCTTTTTCTTCCGCAAGAACTTGAACTTCTTCGATGTTTTCTGTAATTAGTTTCATTCTTCTGTGGGTGTTTCGACTTCGGTAGGTTCATCAAAAAAAGTATTTGCAACTGTTTTTTTATAGTCGCCAAGTGATTGGGATGCTTTAGCGTATAGGATGTCATCAATTTTTTCTAATGCATCCGCACGTTTCTTATCCGAAATCATATTAATGATGTTCAATACTTCAGAATCCATATGATATATATTTAACTTATATGATTATTTAGACGAAGAAGAATTTGGTTGCGGTTTAGGTGCCGCAGATAGTTTCTTCATTTCTCTTTCTGCAGCAGCATCAGCTTCCGCAGATTGCAACTCAGGAGCAAACGCTTGGTTCTGTTGCTCTAGGTCTGTAAGCATGTTGACTTGTACTGGATCAATAGCAAGACCAGCATCAATATCAGATTGAATTTGCTTACCAATTTCTTTGAATTCGTTCTCGGTTTGCATGAGAACTTTCTTTCTGATATATTCTGTAGAGAAATATTTACCAACGAAAGGATCCATCTGAGTAGCAAGAGCAATGCGTTGCATCTGCATTTCTTGTTCTTTTAGTTCCTGGAAATGATTGTCAAACAAGAAGTCATATTGAATATGCTCCTCCATATCATCCCAATCTTCAGGAGTGATGATACCTTTAAGAATCAATTGAGTCTTAATAATATCATGGAACAACTGAGAAAAACGCTTACGCAGACGACCAATAAATTTGGTGAACTTAAGTTCATCGCGTAGAATTTCTGTAGACTTACCAAGGTTGAATGCCTTGTTATCATCTGTAAGACGTGAAGGTGGTAGGTTTAGAGAATTGTATAGTTTCTTTTTAAAATACTCAACGTCCTTGAGTTCACCTAGATTCTGACCACCAGGTAGAGTTGTGATTTCTGTACCACGACCACCTTCACGGCGAGGCAACCAGAAATCTTCGAGCATACTCATATGCTTTTTGTCATCACGGATCTCGCCAGTCTGACCATCGTATACAAGTTTGTTACGATAACGTGCCATGACATCACGTAGATACTGCTCTGCTTTTACCTTGGGAAGATTACCAACGTCAATGTAAAAGATTCTACGTTCTGGTGCGCGTGATAGTCTGTAGATAACTAGACTATCTTCAATCATTCTTAATTGATTAAGTGACTTGATTGCCTTGTGTAGGAAACTCAAGTTCATCTTTTTATTCAGATCCATAAGACCTGATGTAGATTGCGAAATAGCATCCGACGCAATCTTGATACCTTCTTGGTTAGTCCAGTCCATCGAACCAGTAACTGCAGGAAGGTTGCCAGCAAATCCTTTGGGATTGTAAATATAAAATTCGATATAATCGCCGTAGTCATACTGCAAAGCAGAACCTTTTTCTGCTTCTTTTTTGTCGGGATTAGTATCTTTTAATTTGTGTCTAACTTTTCTAATCTTGAGTGAATCAATATATCTCAATTCTAGAATACCTTTTCTAGGATTCTCAAGATCAATTACTTTGTGATAGTGTGCTCTACCATCCACATACCAATTACGAATGATCTCATGACCATTAGTATTGAAATCCATCATGCGAAGAATCTGTTCAAATTCTTTGCGGATCTTTGTCTTTACACCTGCACCAACTTCAAGATTTGCTAAGTTAATTTCAATTGGTTTGTCATCTCCATCATTAACAACAAACTCATTCACAATTTCATCGATTGCCGAATCCACTTCTGGGTGGAGTGACATGTCACGATATCTGCGAATGAGTTCGTATTCGTTTCTTGAATTCTGCCCACCTGATTGATCAACATACGTACCAAAATATCCACCTGCTACAGTGGATACAGAAGCATCATTATTAGGAGGAACAGGGGACTGACCTTTCTGCTCCTCCTTCTGATTAATAATAAAACCAAATAGTTGACTCATCAGTTAAAATAAACCTATTCCTAGATCTATTTATCAGTTCTGAATCAGGCGTGAATCGCCAACACCTTGCTTGATGCCACTTACACCGTTCTGTGTAGTACCACTGTTAACTTTCCAGTAAGAATACTGGAACTCAACTGTGAATTCTTCGATCTGATCATTGCTGTCATAAGCAAGATCAATTTGAGAAACGTTAGTTGGGAAACCGTAGAACAGTTCGTACTCTCTAAGAACACTACCAGACTCGGAAGCATTCTTCTCAAGTTGCTTAACCTTCAGGTTACGTGCATAACCATCAGAAAGCTTAGGTGTAAACAGCGGTGCGCTGTTAGTTTCGTGGGTGTTGATTTGCTCCAACCACTGCTCGAAGTAACCACGGATCTTCATTTCTTTGTCGTTGACAAAGGTTGCGGTCCATGTATCGAACGTGCGATCACCAGCAATCTTGACTGTTCTTCCACGGAAAGGAACTTCGATTACACCCAGATTGGATGCAGGAAGAGCAGCAGATTTGCAGAGCAAGTTGATCATATCAGCATCGCCATCCGCACCAGAAACTTCGGTGGGGAATACGATATCAACGATAAACATATTGGGCTTTACGCCTTGCCCAATATCCTCAATAAATGTACTAAGTTTAGTTGCCATTGTTTTCTTTTAACCTCTTGGATGTTTATGAAAGAATCGAAATCAGCGACCTACGACTTCGGAGAAGTTAACTCCAGTCTTCGTAGCAGTGAATGTAACTGTGATGTAGTTAATAGAACGTGTTGGTTTTACATAAACTTCAGCAACAAATTCGTTGCGATCCACAACGTCCGCAGTGTTGTTTGACTCGTCACAAACAACTAGGTAGTCAGTAACGCCTCTACGTGCCTGAACCTCAGAAAGGTAAGCATTAAGTGCGCTGCTGAAACCAGCTCTTGTAGTAGCATCATTCTGTTCAAACAGAACGCCTTCAGCAAGTCTGCGAGCTCTCTTCTCAAGGTTGATAAACAGACGACGTACATTGATACGATCGAATGCGGAAGGAGATGAAAGTGCAGTCTTATCACCAAACAAGGTGATGCCTTGTCCTCTTAGGGATGTGATTGGGTTGATACGTGCTTGATACAACTCATCGCGGTCTGCCTTGTTAGGATTGTAAGCAAGTTTAACAGCGTTGAGAATACCACCACGGTTAAGACCAGCGGGGGAATACCAATCATCCAAAGAAGCAGATGTAGAAACACACAAACCAGCAACGTCGCCATTGCAAGGAATGTAACGGTACTTGTCATTCCAACGGTCATACATGTACTTGTAACCACTGTCGAGAACAGCGTATGAAGTAGATGTCATTCCACTGAAGAATGCCAGAGTATTTTCTTTCTGCTGACTAGAAGTAAGTGCAGCATTACCAGTAGCAACAACCTGATTGCCTTTGTGTGGAGAAACAAATGCGATTGCATCTTTTCTGCTAGCAGCAATTGCAACTACTTTAGTTGCTTTTGCTTTAGTTTCGGTTTCAGTTGAAAGCGAACCACCCATGAGAACGAAATCAATTTCAGTTTCTTCTGTGTCTAGGAACAGATCCATGCCTGCGCCAAACTCACCAGAATCGTATGCATAATCATCAGCACCATGCTCCAACTGATCGCTGAATGCACCAGATCTTGCAAAGGCACCAGTAGTTGCCGAGGAAGCAGATCCCCATGCATTACCAGTCATGTTTGCATCGGTACTAATATCAGTACCATGGAACAGATAAGAAGACTGTTCGTTGATAATGGTCTTGTAGTAGATGTTAGCAAGTTCAGAACTTTTGCCATCACTTAGTTTTGAAAGATATGTAAGTCTCTCAACAATAGTGTTAGCAGTTCCTGTAAGTGCTCCGCTAGTATCGATTACAGCAAAGTGAATTTCATCACCAGTAACTCCATTAGCAGCTGCGAACTCAGAAGTTCCAGGACGAGGACCAATTGCAGAAAGTCTGATTCCAGTGGAACCGATTTCTGTATTAAGATACCAGTCTTTAACTGCAGATAGTGCAATGGTGTTGCCACCATCTGTGAATGTGCTTGAGGTTGTAATGGTGCCTGATGTAGTGATTACCAGTGCTTCCCATGTGCCACTAACAACTACACCAGTAATTCCACCGCTAAATGCTACAGCATCGCCAACAGCGACTGTTACGTTTGCGGGGTTAGATGCTAGGGTGACGATATAGTCAGCACCACTATCAACCAAAACGCCCATGAGACCGTTGCCGAAAGAACCTGCAGATCGTGCAGCAAAGGTTTCACCTGTGCCTGCGCCTGCGTCCCAATCAGCAATTGTTTTGATTTTGATTCCTGCGACTCCAGTGGTTGCATTAAGAACTCCTGTGTCAGCACGGACGACCGCTAGGCGACCACCGTAATTGAGGAATTCGTTAGAAACCATCCAGTCTTCAGCGTTAGCGTCTGATGGTTCACCGAAAACAGATACTAGTTCCTTTTGTGAATTGATATTAACAATTTCACCAACGGGTCCTTTAGCGAAGGTTGATACGTGAGCAGCACGAATTTGCTGAACACCAGTCACGACAGCATTGGTAAGGTCACGCTCTCTAATGATAATTCCAGGCGAGACTTGACTTGCCATGTTTTTCTCCTTGGTATGTCCAAATTTAATCTAAAACTATTTAGATTTTTGAACTTCTTAAGTGGGGAAACACTGCATGAACATACTACCAGTCTGGATAGTCATTTTTTATAGGTCTACCTTTTTGCCTAGATTTAAGCACTCGTTCTATTGTGCAATCTTTGCATTCATATGAGTATGAAGACGGTAGATCTCCACGTATCCTTCTTATCAAATAATAATCATCCAACAAACTTTTAGTTTTATGGCATGTCCTACATTTCCTTTCTTTCAGGAGTAGATGTTCAAGTTTAAATTGATCATCTAAATCCATTATCTGTAATCCCACATATAACTAACGTCTTCTTGTTTGTCGCCGTATTCCCAAACAGATCCTTCTTCTACGAATCCTTCATCACCTTCTAGTCCAGTAGTAATGAATCCAAACGGTGCCATGTCTTGTTCAATTTGATTTTTTTGATCATCATAAATTCTTTTTCGGATATCATTGTCTGTTAATTCTTTAAAGTATTCTTGCTGAACTAACCAAGCAAAGATAACCATACACATTACTAGGTCATCATGGAAACCTTCGTCAGCTTCAAAAGATTGTTTCTTTTGGATGAACGTAGTAAGTTCTGATATAATTTCGTAGTCATTGAATAATAGTTTATCGTCCTCAACAATTTGCTTGAGGTTAGCACAACCAATTTTCTTGACAGTGACACTCATCTTAACGCCTAACTGTGTCTTGTTACCTGAGAATCCCTGTCCAACAATTTGACCAGCACGTCCTCTCATAGCACACATTAGAACGTTAGGATATTCTAAATCAAAGTTTAAAATAGATGCTACCTGATCTCCAATGTCATTGACTTCAATCATTGCCCAAGCATTGTTATATGATCTAGCAACATCATTAATAATATTTGGAAACAACATTGCTTTAATTTCGTTGTTTCTATATTTTGCTACTATGCGGTAGGGAACTGTTGTAATGTCGAATACAATAAAAGCAGAATAGTCTCCCCCAACACCGCGGCTAACATCAACAGTAAGAAGATATTCAGACTTGTCCTTTGGTTTCTCATATATGTCCAATCCTTTATTTTGATGTATCGGAGTTTCAAATGTTAGAGCTCTAAGCTTAGCAGCAGAAATCAACGTGTCAACTGATCCCAGAAATTCACACTCAAATTCTTGCGTGAACTGACGCTGAGATGTGTTCTTAATAGTTTCTTCTTTCCACTTAGCGTCCCTTCCAGGAACCTGTGACCAGTGGACTTCATGATATGTGTAGTCGTTTCTACCATTAACAGCATCTGTCCACATCTTATAGAAATGGTTCATACCCTGTGGGGTAGAAATGATAATTACTTTCGTTGATTTACCAGAAGTAATAGTAGGATAAACAGAGGCAAAGAACGAGTCAGCAATGTGATTTGGGACGAAAGCGAACTCGTCGAGAAAGATGATGTTAAACGACATGCCTCGGACAGCAGATGCAGATGTAGAAGCTGCCAATATTTTACTGCCATTCTCTAACTCGATGTTACCTTTGTTCCATACTACCACGCCCTGCTGAATCCACTTAGGTAGATTCTCATATGCTGTAGCTAATCTTGCTAAAAGATCTCGCGCTGTTGATGCTTTGTTTGCTAGAATACCTACGTTAACACTATCGTTAAAAATGAGATAGTGTAAAAGATAAGACACAACAGTAGTAGACTTACCAGTCTGTCGTGGTAGTTTTGCAATGTTGAATCTGCTTTTATGAAACTTCCTAATCAACTCTTCTTGGAAGTCC